CCTGCTGCAGCGCTTGGCGAGCATCGTTGACGGCCCGCTGGGCATCGGCGACTCTCGCCGTGTTCTCGCTGAATCCCAGCATGAACTCAGAGAGCACCTTGGCCGCAGCGCGAGCCGGGCCCAGCAGTCCCTCACTCCAGAGATTGAGCACCCTGGACTGCAAAGATTGATTGAACTCAAATTGCTTTAGCGCCAGGGTCTTGCTGTTTTCGTATCGCTGATTGTCCAGCTCGATTGTGTTCTGCTGCAAGCCCTCTTCGATTTGCAGCTTTTCAGCCGCTAGGCGGGCCTGTGCGCGGATCTGATCGGCTTCGTATTTGCGGCCGGCTGCCTCTGCGGCTTTCGCGGCCTTCTCCGCATCCTTGGCGGTTTTGTCGGCAGCTCCAGCCTTGGCAGCTTTGTCGGCAGCTCCAGTCGGGGCGGGCACAACCGGCAGCGGCACGGCTCCAGGAGGCGGCGCGGCCGTAGGCGCAGCAGGTGCCGATGCGGCAGGGGGCCGGAAGTTCAGCGCCTGTTCCATGGCGCCGGCCACGTCCACGCCCATCAGCTTCAGAATCGCCTGCATAGGATTGAGGCGCTCCAGCATCTGGGAAATCAGCCGGCCCCAGTTGATGCCAATTGAATCAAATACGCTGCCAAAAATAGACTGGATGTTGATACCCAGCTGCCTGAATGCTGCGTCCACCGGGTTAAGTGTGCTCAGCAGGTTCTGCATTGCCTGCCTGCCAATCGACTCCACGGTGCGAAATGCGCCCACTACGAAATCCCGAGTGCCCGCGATGATGGCCTGAGCGCGAGCGGCGGCCTGGCCGATGTCTCGCTGCAGCGCAGCGAAGAACACGCCGAACCGCGCCGGGATCGTGTTGACAAACTCCCTAAACGGCTCATTGAATTTGTAGGCCGCGGCTGTAGCCGCCGCAATGCCGACCGCCACCAGTGCCCATGGGCCCAGTGCTGCGAGGTTCAGAGCCGTGGCGGCCTTGGTAGCCATGCCTGCGGCTGCGTTGAAGCTGAGTAGCCCAGCAATCGCCGCCTTTGCTCCGCTGACGCCGCCCACCAGCGCCAGCGCGCCAGACACAGCATTCACCGCCACCACCAGCCCCAAGGTGCTGATCCCGGCTGCAGCGGCAGCAGCGCCGATATTCCTGATCGGATCAGGCAGTTTCATCGCTGCGCTGATCGCCATGTTGAACGTGTCAATCAGCGGCTTCATTGCTGCGCCGATCATCCCGCCGATCTGATTGGCCAGGTATTCAACGTTGCCACCGGCCACCACGATGGAGTAGTTGAAACCCTGCATCTTTTTCTGGGTTTCTTCGGCTACCCCGCCAGCGTTACGGACGAACCCGAACATCTCCTGAATCTTGGATTCAGTGAAGTTCATCGTTGCGAGGAACTTACTGGCGGCCTCTGTGCCAAACAGCGCCTTTGCCAAGATCGCCTGATCGCTGATACTCAGCTTCGCAAAGCTATCCTTGAGCGCCAGGATCACCTGATCCATTGGCTTTAGCTTGCCTTGCGTGTCTAGGATCTGGGCGCCCAGTACATCCATCGCCTTGCCCAGCAACTCGTTGCCTCTGGTCAGGCTCTGAATCTCCTCATCGGCGCCGCCGGCTGCGGTCTGCAGTCTGAACAGGCCCATCCTCAGGCCGGTGCCAGCGTCGCTGCCGCGGATGCCTGCGTTGGCCATCAGGCCCAAGGTGGCGGCCAGATCCTCAATGGAGACACCCAGTGTCTTGGCAACCGGCGCGCTGTATTTCATCGCCTCGCCTACATCCAGCACTCCCTGGTTGGACTTGTTCGCCGCCTGCGTGAGGATGTCAACGACTCGATTGACCTGGCTGGTCTCCAGGCCGAACGCCCGCATGTTGTCGGCAGCGATGCTGCCCATCTGCTCAAACGACACCGCCGTGGCTTCGGCGCCGCGCACGATGCCCGCCAGGGACTGCGTAGTTTCCTGGGCAGTAAATCCAGCCCGGCTCAGTGACGTGGCCAGCGCTGCCACTTCTGTGGGCGTGCCAGCCGCCACAGCGGCGACCTTCTCGATCTCCTTCTGTAGCACGCTGAACGACCCGGCGCCGCCTTCGATGGCCGCCGCCTTCCGCACCTCCGCATCAAACCGGCCCGCCTGCATCGTGATCTGCTGCAGCCCCCGGCCGATGCCCGCTGCCGCCAGGCCCGTGGCGAGTTTCTTGCCCAGCGAATCACCCGCCGCCGCTGCCGTCCCGTCAAGCCCCCGCAGTTTCCCTTCGAGTTTCTGGATCTCGGCGCCGTACCGCTGAAACTCGCGGCTGCCGATCTTGGCCTGCTCCTGCAGCCCACGGAATGCGCCAATGCTGCTGCGGATCCCGGCGATGGTGTTGTCGTTGGCGCGGGCGAACTGGAACGTGGCCGCCCGCAAGGTGCTGATTTCGCGTGCCGTGGTCTGGCTGTTCTTGCCCAGATCCTGCAGCGACTTCTTCGCCCGGTCGATATTCCCGCCGCCCTTCACCTCGGCTGAGAGCCGGATAGCGGTATCCAGGCTCATCCGGGCCATTGGTTATCCGATCGCCATTCCTGAGATCAGCCTACGGATCAGCCCTCATCACCCCCAAAAACTCCCGCTCCACTAGCCGCAGATCCTCCATCAACCACACCCGATCGGAGCGTTTCACGCCCTCATCCTTGGCCCACAGGAGAAACACCTGATAGTCCAGCCCCACAGGCCCATTCATCCCCATCCGCCACTGGGTCTGGAGCTTCATAAACCACCCGATCACCTCGACGTTATCCGCCAGCAGGCCGAACGTCTCCGGTTTAATCTCGCGCTCAGGCACCGCCAGGCCGAACATGGCTGCAGCATCAGCCGCATCCTTGCCATCGTCGGCTGGGTCGCCCTTCGCGGCAGCGGCGAGGAACCGCGCCGCGTCGATCAGTTTTTTGCGCGGAACCCTCCAGCCTTCGCGGCGGCCTTCTCAGAGGGCTGGCCCAGGCTTTCAAGCCAGGCCTTGAAGATCGCAGCGCTGGCGCCCTGCACCCGGTAGAGCTGGGCCTTGGTGGCGTCGCTGAACTCGATCGGCTCGCCATCCTCGCCCACCACCTCATCACCCCAGCCGCAGAGCACCTCATCAGCCAGGTCCTGATAGGTGCAGGGTAGCGGGTCACTCAGCGAGGCATCCTCATCCTTGGCGTAGCCCTGCAGCGCCTCGATGCGCTTGCGCATCGCCACCAACATCTGATTGTGCTGATCCTGCAGCGCCTGCGCGTCCTGCTCATCGAGCACGCTGAAATGAGCGGTGAACTTGTAGGGCTTTTTGACTCCACCTTTGGCCGGCAGGTCAACACTCACCGGCCACTCAATATGGTCGGGCTGAAACAGGTGGAACATGGCGAATCAGAAAAAGATCAGGCGGGTTTCGTCGTTCTGCGTCTTGGGCAGCGCAGTAAACGGGATCTGCAGCATGTCGATCCCATCGGAATCGCTGAACGACAGATCGCCGCTAATCGCAGCCTTCGGGCAGAAGAAGATGGAGCTTTCCGTTGCTGCCGTACCCTGCTGCACCACGAACGGGCCATCGCTGGCGCCGCTGTTGTCAGCGGCAGCAGTGAAGTAGTTTTTGGTCGCAACCGGCGGATTCTCAATCGTCAGCGTTCCATTGGGGTTCGGGCGATCGGTGATACGGGCGTTAGGCTCGCAGTTGATCAGCGAACGGAACGAGGTAGTGAGGCCCCAGTCGAAGGTGAAGCCCTCGGTGCAGGGCCCGTAGCCCTGGAACCGCAGCGCCTTGGTGTGGCGCGGGGTGACGGGCACCGGCTCGGCCTGGTTGCCGTAGGTGAAGCTCTCAGAGCTTTTGGCGGTTGGGGTGACGTACTTGCCGATGCCGGTGATCGTGAAGGTGCCGTAGCTGTTCAGCGGCGAGTTGAGCGCCGGGGAGCCGCGGAAGCCTTCGATGCGGTGCACGTTCTGATCCTTCACCGCCACCAGCGTGCAGCTGGAGCCGTTGCCAAAGGTGCTGATCGGCTGGTAGAGCGACAGCGCAGGGATCTTGTAGTTCACTGCGCCGCCGGTGAACGATGCCGTGGACGCCACCACCGTCACCTCTCGGGTGGTGCCGTTGTGGGCCACGATCACGCCCTTGTCGCCGGAGTTGACGCCGCTGGTGATCTCGATCGGGAAACCCACGTAGGCGTCAGTCGCTGGGTTGCTGCCGCCCAGGTCCGCCAGGGTGATGGTGTTGGCGCCGCCTGCAGTGGCCGTGCCGGTGATCTCGGCTGATGCGGCCAGATTCATGCCGGCCGCCAGCAGCAGCGGAGAGAACCGGGGTGCGGTGGCAGCGACGCCGGAGCCGCCCCACTCGAATGTCACCGTGACGGCGACGTGCTCATTGGTGAGCGGCTGACGGTCAGCGCCAAGGAATCCTTTGATCAGGTTGCGCTCTACTCGGGTGCCGGTCAGCGGGTTCACCTCCAGCGAGGTGATCTTCACTGCATCGGTGGCGCCGATCGCGCTGGCCAGGGTGCCGTAAGCGGTTTCCGTCTTGGCCAGCAAGAACGAATTACGGATCAGGAGTGCGGTCATCGGTTCTGCGCCTTGCTGGGTTGGGCGGGCTTGGCGGGCTCAGTCTTGGGCGGCTGGTAGTCAGCAGCAGACACCATCTCGCCGCTGGGGAGCATCACATACTCACCAGACTCGCCGTGGTGCTCGAATTGTTCCGCCATGGATGGGGCTGAGCGTCCTAACCTCAGGCTACGGACTCAGGGCAACTGATCAATCGCATCGTCTCGGGTGCGATACCTGATCAGGAACCGGTACTGCATCCACCCGGCAGAGGCGTCGGCCTGCTCGTACTCAGGCCGGAAGCCATCGGGCTGCACGTCATGGGCTAGGCCGCCCATCGTGCGATCGGCCATCATCCGGGCGTGCACGTCAACGCCGATGGGATCGGCCAACTGGTCGGGCACGTCGCCGCGCACGTAGATCTCGACCAGCACCGGCAGCGCCTGATCCAGGCGCCCCAGGCCGGCGCCGATGGTGCGTGGTGCGTTGACCGGGTTGTCTTCACCAGGGCTGATCGTGATTGCTGGCGCTTCCGATCTGGAGTAGGCCTGCGCACGGCTGCGGTAGATCCGCTGCCCCACCTGCGCCGTGCCGGGAAGGGTGACGGTGCGGATGCGTTCGAGGATCTGTTCGCGGATACTGGCCATGGGATCAGGCTAAAACGGCTGCACCAGATCAAACACCACCCAGCCGCAGACGACCGCGACGCCCAGCGCCACTGGTAGGGGCACGGCACTCAGCAACCAGACCAGCAGGCCGGCCACCAGCGCAACCCCAGCGGTGAAGCGGATCAGGTAGGGCATGGGGTCAGGGCGGGCAGTTGATGCACTCAGTCCGTCGATGAATTGCTGCGGCAGGGTGGTGGCGACTTGGGCGAGGATTTGTTCGTGTTTGGTGGTGGTCACGGGTGGGGCGTGGTAGTCGGGGACACTACGAGGGCTCTACGGGATAGCCGCCGCGAAGGCGTTGATTAGATCGGTGATGCGGACGTCGAGTAGGGCGAGGTCTAGGGATTCGCCGATGGAGTAGAAAGCTAGGCGGGCAGGAGTCAGCCATCCTAAAGTGCCGAATACAAAGATGCTGTCGTTGGTGGGTGTCCTAGAGTCCACAGCAGCCGCCGTGCTTGCGCCGTTGACACGGTAGGTTTCAGTGGCTGCCGAACTGCGGCTCACTCCATACAGGCCCGCCGGAGTTGCTGATGTTGAGCCAAGTGGAGTAAAACCGCTTACCCTATTAGCTCCAAAGTATGCGATCGAAGTCTCTGTCTGCTGACCCAACAGCGAATAACCATCGGCACCTACTGATGGTGTGCTCATATATCGGGTGTCAGACGCTCCGGTGTGTGCCGTGCGGTAAACAGCCAGATGCTTACTGTCTTGTGGATCCGCGTTGTTGAGTCGGTTACTGTTGAGGTATTTTGTTGTTGCGTTTCCGATTAACCCCGTCTTCCTATTGTAATCCCCCGCTACGAAATTAAAATTAGTCGGCGCAGTCCCCACCAGCGGCACCAACGCACCAGCCAGCGTACGGGCGCCGGCCATGATGCAACTCGCCTTGATAGCGTTCCAGATGCCGTCAGCCTTGCAGCCCACCACAAACGCATTGATCGCATCCTTCACGCCAACTTCCAGCGTCTGAGCATCAGCAGCCTCCACAGCAGTGATGTACGCCTGCGCGTCGGGGTCGTAATGCGCGTCGGGGTCGTAAATTGCCGCCGCGAAGGCGTTGATTAGATCGGTGATGCGGACGTCGAGTAGGGCGAGGTCTAGGGATTCGCCGATGGAGTAGAAAGCTAGGCG